TCGACCTCGATCTTGCCGCCGTGGAAGCCGATCCGTCCCCGCGTTCGGCCCCAACGGTGCGCCCGCCGCGCCGCATCGCGACCGTGGCGCGGCCCGCAGGCCGCCGTGACATCCGCCTCCATCATCGTGCCGAGCGCCTCGATCCCCGCCGCAAGGCAGAACCGATCAAAGCTCGCCCGCACTTCTGCAAACGCTTCGTCCACAGCCCCAGTCGCCGGCGAACCAGCCGGTGTGATATCTCTCGTCATGGCGTTGCTCTCCTTTGTGGAATCAGCACCCCGAGCCTACCGGCTCAAGGTGGGCAACGCCGACCTCTTCAGAAATTCAACAGAACCCGGGACATCCCCGCCAGCGGTTGAAAGACGTGACAGACGGCCCGCCGAGCACCTCAATGAAGAGGTCGCGTCCGCCGAGACAGGCGGGATGGGGGAAGTCGCGGGGGATGGTTTCGCGCGTAGTACGGTTCGCGTGAGCAGTCATAGCTATGGCTCCAAGTTTGGTTGGCTCTCGGAGCCCGCCTGCGCATGCGGGAAGCAGTGCTTGTTAAGCGCTTGTGGGGTCCACCAGGGCGGACGGCCTGCCTTTCGGCAATACCTGCGGGTGCTCGCCGCTACACAACCGGGGAGGACAGCTCTTGCGGCTGCCTAAGTCCCCCGCTCCACGCCGCGCACATCTCCGTTGCGCGGCGCTTACCTTCAAATCGATACACGAGGCCTATGGCTAATGACAATTAAAGGGGCATTACGCCCCTGCTCGTGCCTTCGTGGTCTATGTAGAAGTTCAACGCCGCAAACCAACTATTCTTTTTGAACGGGGCCTCAAAAAAATCGCGTGTACGGCCCCCCTACCCGCCGATGTTTCCCAGCGTGAACTTTGAGGCTGCGGACTTCCGGCTAAGCCTTTGATCTTAATGGTCGGAGCGAGAGGATTTGAACCTCCGACCCCTAGTCTCCCAGGCGAGCGCAGACAACTGTTTCTGCTCGTTTATTTTGCAAACCGATTGATTTCCTCCCTACTGAATACGTTGCGCTTTTGACTCCGGCTGCAAACAGCCGGGCCAGCGCTCAAAATCGAAATTGGTATTACCGTAGGGTTGTTTGCGCAATAAAATTGCGCAATAATATTTCTCGTTCGGACAATGCGCCGAAACAAAAAGCACAGGCAGAGATCCCGTTTCCTCGCTCGCATAACCAGTGGGCCAGTCCTGTCCGTGTGCCTTTTTGCCGATCGCGTCCCGCCTAAAATCTCTCCTCGGTATCGAGACCAAGACCGCGCCCAGCCTCGCTGACGCGAGCGGATTTTATTTCGATCTTTTTGGCGCGACCCCGACGCTGGCAGGCGTGACCGTCACGCCTCATACGGCGATGACCTGCGCACCCGTTGCGTGCGCCGTGCGCTCGATCAGCGAGGCGGCCGGCTCGCTTCCCCTTCACGTCTACAAGCGGCTCCCGGACGGCGGCAAAGAGAAGGCCCCCGATCACCCGCTTTACGCGCTGTTGCACGACGCGCCGAACGGCTGGACGCCGGCCGCGCTATTCCGCACCCAGCTCATGGCCGACGCGCTACTCCAGCCCTGGGGCGGCTTCGCCCAGGTCGTCCGCGTCGACGGCGGCAAGCCCGCTGAACTGATCCGGCTCGACCCCCGGCTGTCCTCGATCGTCGTCGACTACTCTAATTTTGAGCCGGCATACGCCATCAAAGCGGACGGCAAGAACCCCGCCCGCGAGATCCCGGCGGCGGATATCCTCCACATTCCAACCCCGGCCTATGACCCAACGCGCGGCCTCGTGGGCGAAGGTCGCGAGGCCATCGCGCTCGCGATCGTTCTGGAACGTCATGCCGCACGCCTGTTCGGCAACGGTGCAAGACCGTCCGGCGTTCTCTCACTCAAGGGCAACATCACTGCCGACGCGCTCGGCAAGGCCAAGACCGCTTGGCAGGCCGCACACAGCGGGACCAGCTCCGGCGGCACGGCAGTTCTGCCTAGCGACGCATCTTGGCAGGCCATGACCTTTACCAGCGTCGACAGCCAGTTCCTGGAGATGCGGACGTATGCCGTCGCGGAGATCGCGCGACTGTATCGCGTGCCGCTCCACATGCTGATGCAGGTCGACCGCGCCCAGCCTCGCTCCATTGAATCGATCGGGCAGGAATTCCTCTCGCAAGCGCTGTTGCCCAGGCTGAAGTCTTTTGAGCAGGAGCTTGAGTTGAAGCTTCTGACGCCGGAAGAGCGCAACCAGTATGCCATCGAGTTTAACATCGACGGCTTCGCTCGCGCCGATCTCCTCGCGCGAGCCCAGGCACTCAGTGCCGCAGTTTCCGCGAGAATTCTGAACCCGAACGAGGCGCGCTCGATCGGCTTCGGCCTGCCGGCCTACGATGGCGGCGATGTTTTCGAGAACTTCAACACGTCATCCGCGCATGCCGGGGGCGCGCTCAATGCTGGCAACGACAACAACAATCGAGAGGACGCGGCTTGATGGTGCTCACTGCATTCTTTGGCGACCAGGAATACACGTTCAAGCTCACACCGGCATTGATCCGCGAGCTTGAGACGAAGTGCGGCCCCATCGGCGCGATCAGCAATCGCGTGTTCTCGCGCAACTTCGCCCAAGTCGACATCAACGAAACCATCAGGGTCGCTCTGGTCGGTGGCGGCACCGCACCCAAGCGCGCGACCGAATTGATCGCCGCATACGCGGAAGGCCGGCCCGTTATCGAAACATACGAACTCGCCGCGAAGATCCTGGAGCGGACGATGTTCGGCAATCCCCACGAGACCACCAATGGATAAGCTTGAAGTCAAAGCCTCGCTCAGTGTCACCGACGCTGGAGAGATTACCGGCACCGCTTGGCCGTTCGGCGAGCCAGACACGGCCGGCGACCTCATCGTCAAGGGCGCCTTCAACTTCGTCTCGAATGAGCTTCCGATCCTGTTCCAGCACAATGTCGCTGATCTGATCGGCACCTGGACCGACGCGGCGGAAACGAATGACGGCCTGGTTGTGAAGGGCAAACTTCACATGGACCAGCCACGCGCTCGCACCGTGCTCGGCATGATCAAGAGCGGCCTGGTCTCCGGCTTGTCGATTGGCTTCAAGACCAAGTCCTCGACCCAGCAGGGCCGCAACCGCGTCATCGCGGCACTCGATCTCTATGAGATCAGCGTCGTGCGCAATCCCGCCCATCCCCGCGCTCGTATTACCGGCGCGAAAAACTATGACGCCGCACTCGCGGCGGCCGACCTCATCAAGCGTTTCACGGCAACGCTGAAGTCCTAATAGGAGCTTTGAACTACCCCATGAAGAACGTCACCGCCCTGAAATTCAAGGATACCGGCGAAGCCGAAGATCCGACTGCCGAAGTTGCCAAGCAGCTTGCCGAACTGAAGACCGCCCTCGAAACGAAGGCAGCCAACGACAACACCAAGCTCACCGAACGCCTGGACCGCATCGAGGCCAAGGTCAATCGGCCCAGCAACCGGCAAGCCGCGAACGACAACGATCCCGAGCTTGAGACAAAGGCTTTTGAAGCCTTCCTGCGTCATGGCGGCGACAAGCTCGACGATCTCGAAAAGAAAACACTGGCTCTGTCCGGAAACACCGCGATCACGCCGCCGGAATTCGGCAAGGAAGTTATCAAGCTTCTGCGCCAGTTCTCGCCAATCCGCCAGTTTGCGCGCGTCGTCACCATCGGTTCTTCCCAGGTGAAGTATCCGCGCCGCACCGGCAGCACCGCCGCGACCTGGGTTGACGACACTTCCGACCGCACCGAAAGCGAACCCTCCTATGAGCAGGTGACGCTGACGCCTTACGAGGCGGCGACCTACACTGATATCAGCAACCAGCTCTTGGAAGACAACGCCTACGACCTCGCGGGCGAACTCGCGTCCGACCTCGCCGAAAGCTTCGGCATCGCGGAAGGCTCCGCCTTCGTGGTGGGCGACGGGTCCGGCAAGCCGAAGGGCCTGATGAACGCCACCGGCATTCAGACCTTCATCACCGGCGCCGCCGCCAACTTCCCGACGACCAATCCCGCCGACGTTCTAATCCAGATGTTCCACAAGCTGCCGGCTGTGCACGCGCAGAACGGCACCTGGGTCATGAATCGCAACACGCTCGCCGCTATTCGCCAGTTCAAGGATGGGATGGGCCGCTATCTGGTCCTGGACGGCCTGACCAATGGTGCGCCGGTCACGCTGCTCGGTCGTCCGATCGTTGAGGCGGTCGATATGGCCGACATCGCGGCCAATTCCTACCCGATCCTGTTCGGCGATCTCGCTGGCTATCGGATCGTGGATCGCGTGAGCTTTGAAATGCTCCGTGACCCCTACACGGTCGCGACGAAGGGGCAGACCCGCTTCCATGCGCGCAAGCGCGTCGGCGCCGACGTCACTCATCCCGATCGCTTCGTGAAGCTCAAGGTCTCGGCGACCTAAGAGGACATGAACATGCGGCTCGCAGCGAATACTTTTGCCCTCCAGCTCGGAGACAAGTCTTTCGACTTGAAGCCGTCGCTGCGGGCCGCATTCGTCCTGAACGAGAAATACGCGGGCTTTCAGAACCTTTCGCGCTACCTCGCGGAAGGCAGCATCACCACCGCCATCGATCTCATCAACGCCACCATCGTGGATCAGAGCGCCTGGGCGGCCTACGCGCTCGCAGATACGAATTCAGTGGTGCTCGACATCGTGGGCGCCTTGGACCAGCTCCAAAACTTCGTCGTCATCCTGTGCGGCGCCGACGCCAACAGCCCCGACAAACCGCAGACCAGCAAGCCCATGCCGTTCATTGAACACTTCACCCAACTGTTCCAGATCGGCACCGGTTGGCTTGGTTGGGCTCCCGAGGACGTATGGGACGCAACAATCTCGGAGATCGTCAACGCCAAGATAGGCCGCGAGGCCATGCTGCGGGCGATCTTCGGCGGCGGCAAAGACGACCAGGCGGCCGACGTCGCCGATGGATCGCTCGCCGACATGAAGGCCGACCTCAACGCCATCGGCGACATGACCAACCATGTGAGGCCGCGCTGATGGCCTGGAAACCGCGCCGCGTCTGTAGCTGCGGCCAGCGCGTCTGGGCTGGCGAGCTGTGCGCCTGTCAGATCAAGCGCAAGGCCGAGAACGACCGACGCCGGCCCAATGCTCACGATCGCGGCTATGACAGCAAGTGGCGTCGCGAGAGCAAAGCATTCCTCGACCTGCCTCGAAACCGCTTCTGTGCTTGCGGCTGCGGTCGCAAGGCCGATTGCGTCGACCATATCAAACCCCATCGCGGCGACATGAAGCTGTTCTGGGATCGATCCAACTGGCAGCCACTGGCAAGCTCACCCTGCCACGCCCGCCGCAAACAATCCATCGAGCGCCGGCCATGAGCAGTAAAGAGACCAGGCTTTGGCATGCCGTGATCCTGCAAGCCATCACCGATGCAACGCTGCCCTTGGACGTTAGGACCTTGCGGGAACGCCTGGATCGGCAGCGAGCTCGCGATTGGTTTCTTATGAATGACGATGACTATCGCGCGGCCTGCTATCGAGCTGACCTCGATCCTGATCGCGTGCGTAGATATGTGCTGCCGCTCATCGCAGAGGCTACGAAGCTTGATTTGCCACCACCCGAACGCAAGTCGCGAAAGCCGCGTGCGCCAACTGGCCGGATTATCGAACACAACGGTAAGGCCATGACCCTTGTCGCGTGGGCCATCGAGTTGGGCCTTAGCAAACAGGCGCTCTATGACCGGCTGCAAAGAGGCATGCCGCTTGCGGAAGCACTGACCAAGTCACCGCCGCGCAAACCTAGACGTCGCGCGACCACAACCCCGGGGGTGGGTCAACACCGCGCGAAAAGCATCCACGACCGGCACATTCCCTCGGCGCAAGAGACGCCTAAATTGGAGATTTTTTGACCATGGCCGGCATCACCCTCGAACAGGCTAAGGCCCACCTGAACGTCACGATCGACCTGGACGACGCGCTCATTACTGCCAAGCTCGCGGCCGCAAAGGCATGGATTGGCGCCTATACCGCCTCAGATCCCGACGCCGACACCACGCCGGCGCCGGTGAATGAAGCCGTGCTGCAACTCACGGCGCACCTCTACGAAAACCGGGAGTCTTCCCTAATCGGCGCCACCGCGCAGTCGCTGCCGTTCGGCTTCCTCGATTTGTTGGCGCCTTACAGGGCCTTTGCGTTCTGAAATGACCATTTCCGACCCGTCTCTGAGCCTGCAAAAGGCCATCCGCGAGCGTCTGATCGCGAGCCCGGAGCTTTTGGCCCTGGTGCAGGCTGATCATGTGGTGGACGCCAATGGCCGTCCTGAGATCATGCCGGCCGTCTACATCGGCGAAGGCCAGTCCATTCTCCGGCGCTGGGACGCGACCACGTATGCCACCCTTCATGTTTGGTTTCAGGAGCCCGGCTTAGTGCAGTGTAAGGAGGCCGTCTCCGCCATCGTTGCGGCGCTGCGGATCGATGCCCAGGCCGATGGCGTGCTGCCCATCGACGGCTTCACCGTCCGCGACATGCAGGTCACCCAGACGCGGTATCTCCGCGATCCCCACGGCTCTTACAGCCACGGCATTGTCTCGGTCGCGGCGATCGTCAAAGCGAGGGCGGCATGAGGGCCGGCAACCTCGATCGCATCATTGAAATTCAACGCCGCACTACCGGCCTGGACCTCTACGGCACACCCGCAGAGACCTGGGCGCCGGTCGCTACCATGCGCGCCCAGCTCCTAAAGAATGCAACCGACAACCACGAAGGCCAGCGTGGCGAGACCACCGACGCTGTCTTAACCTTCCGCATGTGGTTCCTGGACGGCGTAACGCTGGAGAACCGCGTCACCTACCAGGGCCAGCAATTCGAGATCATCGGTGTCAGCGAGATCGGCCGGCGGGTCGGCCTGGACCTCACCTGTCAGCGGGTCGGACGATGACCGTTACCCATTTCCGGCTATCATTTGCGAAGGCGATCGCGCTGTTTAACGAGAGTGGCGTAAAGAATCTCGCGTCGTTCGATTTCCTCATTAAGATCATCAATTATCCGCAAAATCTCGATGATGCATTCGCGGATTTCGTCGCTCAAATCTTGGAAGCTCATTTTGCCAGCTCTTTCCCGAGAGTCGACATTCTCGGCGAGCGTTCTGATCCGCCACGTTTCGGTGAGAATGCGAATGCCGAATTCACCGGGAGCATTCGAAGCGGATTCACTAACGTAGACACGGGCACGGTAATAAAGCTGGAGAAGCGTTCCAGCGAAGTTAAATTCGTTGAAGCCAATTCTATTGGGTTCGGGAAATTCCCTTACGAGGACGGAGAGGTAATTTCTCGCCGCGTTGAGGGTTCTAATGTCCCTCGTGGCCTCATTGATGCGTTCTTCCTCTCTCAGCGCTTCGGCAGCGCGCACTTGCTCATTGGTATTTCGGATTTGCTGCTGCACGGAAAGCCAAGCAACAAGCCCGGCAAACAGCGTCATCGCTGCCCCGATAAGACTACCGTAGAAGCCGAGCCAGTCGGTTCGAGGTCCTTCTTTGGCAAAATTGATAGCGACAGTCACCCATATCGGCAGGGTGAAAAACGAAACGACCGTCCCAGCGAAAAACGCCAGCATGCCGACGGTCAGGTAAGTGATTCTCGGCCTCATCCGAAGAATTTGCCGCGCCCTTGTCTACTTGTCGAGCGGGTTGCGGCATGAAAGGCCGAAAACCTGAGCTTGCCACCGACGCCAACGCGCTCGACGCCTCGACCAGGCCACCGTCCTGGTTGAGCAAGCACGCCAAGGCCGAGTGGCGCCGCGTCATGCCGGAGCTGGCGAAGCGCCGCATCCTTACGCCGGCGGATCTCGGCTGCCTGGAAAGCTACTGCATCGCGATCGGCCGCATTCGCGAGCTTGAGCTACTGCTACGCGCCGGCATCGACCTGAAGCTCCTCCGCGCCCAGGACAAGGCCATGGTGACGGCGCGCCAGCTTGCCGCAGAGCTGGGGCTTACGCCGGTCTCGCGCTCGCGGCCGGCTGTGCGCGACAATGACGACCAGGACGACGATGAAAACCCCTTCAACATCGTCTGACACCTATCCGCGCTGGATTTTCGACGACACGCCCATTCCCGACCCGTTCGGGTATGGCGATCGGGCCGTGCGCTATCTCCGGTCGCTGAAACATCCCAAATCGACCCTGCCCAGGAAGCAATTCCAGCTCGACCCGTGGCAGGAGCGTATCGTTCGGGCGATCTATGGGCCGCGCGACGACCAGGGCAACCGAATTGTCTCGACCGTTGTGATCCTGGTCCCGCGCGGCAACCGTAAGACCTCGCTTTCGGCTGCGCTCGCCTTGCTTCACACCATCGGCCCCGAGCGCGTCTCCGGCGGCGAAGTAATCTTTGCTGCCAGTGACCGGAGCCAAGCGGGCATCGCGTTCAAGGAGGCTCGCGGCATCGTCCAGGCGGACGTCAAGCATTTGGTCCCAGTGACGAAGGTTTATGACGCCTTCAACAGTGCCAAAAAGATCGCCTATCCTCGCGACGGGACGGAGCTGGAAGTCATCTCGGCAGATGCGCCGAGCAAGGAGGGCCGGACGCCCTCATTCGTGCTCGCCGATGAAATCCATGTCTGGCGCGGCGACGGGCTTTGGAAGGTTCTGACCAACGGCCTGGACAAGATCGACAACAGCTTGCTTGTGGTCGCAACGACCGCTGGTCGCGGCCAAGACGGCATCGCCCATGAAGTGATCGAGCGCGCCCGCAAGATCGCGCGCGGCGAGATCACCGACCCGACCTGCCTGCCTGTGCTCTTTGAGTCACCGGCCGATTGCGACTATGCCGACGAAAAGCTTTGGAAGCGCGTCAATCCTGGTAGCGCCCATGGTTATCCATCGATCGCCGGCTTTCGGCGCCATGTCGCGCGGGCTAAAGACAGCCCGACCGAGCGCGACAGCCTGCTTCAATACAAACTCAACGTCTGGCTCGACCATTCGACTTCGCCCTTTGTCGATATGGCAACCTACGACCAGGGCGCGGCACCGATCGACTATGAGGCCTTGCGCGGTGCGCCGGCGTGGGTTGGCGTCGATATGTCCAAGACGACTGACCTTTCGGCCGTCGTCGCGTGCTTCCGTGATGGCGACACCTACACCGTGTTGCCGCACTTCTTTTGCCCAGAAGCCGACATTGTCCGGCGCGGCGACGTTGACGGCGTGAACTATGAGCAGTGGCGGCGAGATGGCTTCCTTACGGCGACCCCAGGCAACGCGATCGATGGATCTGCAATCGCGGACTACATTCGCGGTCTCGCCGAACGGTTTGAGGTTCGCGAAGTCGGCTTTGACGTCGCTTATGCTCGCGCCGTGATGACTCCTCTGCTCGACGAAGGGTTTCCGGTCGTCACCATCCGCCAAGGCTGGGTAACGCAATCGCCTGCCCTCAACGTCCTGGAGCGCGCGATCATCAGCGGCAACTTCCGGCATGGCGGCCATCCTGTGTTGCGCTGGAACTTCGCCAACGTCGCGATCCACAAGGACACCAACGACAACCGCACCATTCACAAGAGCAAGTCGACCGATCGCATTGACGGTGCGGCGGCGACCTGGATGGCGGTATCGCGCGCTGCGGCCGGCGATAGCTCGCGCTCGATCTATGAGCATCCCGACGCGGTCAATCTTCTCTCATGGTGACGTATGGCTGACGATATCGACGAATACCTGCAATCGCTTCCCGACAAGTTGGTAGAGCGACTGAGCGACGTGCTGCGCGAGCAAGCCTTCCGCCTTTCGGACGCCCAGCGCGAGGCCTTGCGGGCGCTTGAACAGTCCGCGGAGACGGGCGCTTTGGAAGCATCTTGCACCGTAGCTCCCGGCGCCAACGATCTTGAATACATCGTGCAGGCCGGCGGCGACATGACGACCAAGGAAGTCCGCGAGGGCAGCGGCGTCGAATACGATTACAGCGAGGCCTTCGAACACGGCACCTCGCGCCAACCGGCTCGCCCGTTCTTTTGGCCGACCTACCGGGCGATGAAAGATGACATCCAGGAAGCAATCAATGATGCAGTCAGTGAGGTTTTGAAGTGAGTGAAGTTGACCCGTGCGCCCGAACGATCACCTGGGGCGAGCAAACCTATAGCCTGAATCTCAATCACCGATGGGTGCGCCGAGTCTTGAGCTATCGCGGCATCCCAGGCCCGAACGGCAATTCGCCAGCAGCATGCTTGGCCCGGTTCGAAGCCGGCAACTACAGCACCGACGATATCGAGCGCGTTCTAGAGCTGGGTTTGATCGGTGCCGGCATGCCGGAGCGCGATGCTGACAAGCTTCTAGACCAGCACGTTCGCGGCAGGCCGATCGCCACAAATGCCGGTGCAGCCGCCGCCCTTCTGATTGGTCTCTATGTAGGAAAGCCCGCCGATGACAACGCCTGATCTTAATATCCCCATCAAGGTCACCGGCCTCGACGATTTCAAGCGGAAGATGCAGGAGACATCCTCCATCGCCGGCACCGCTACGCGCGCCGTGGCCGTCCAGGTTGTCAAGATGAATGCCGAATTCCTGGCCTCGCGCGGCGCGGCCGGCGCGGCAACGCTCGCCTTTGGGCAGTTCCTTGGCTTCCTAGGACCGATCGCGCTCGGTATCACCGCGATATCCGACGCCTTCAAATTGATGGGCTACGCCACCGACCTCGCAAAGCAGAGGATCCAGGAATATTCGGATATCGCGGCCAAGGCGGACACCGTCTCGACCGACTTCTATCAGCGCATCACCAAGGGAGCGGCCGGCGCCAAGCTCTCGGTTGACGACCTCTCAGCGGCCCTCGCCAAGTTGAACGAGGCGACCACCGAGAAGCTCGGTGGCAGCGACCTTCAAGTCCGCCTGGACGAACTGCGGAAGGCGGGAAACCTCACTGGCAACAGCGGCCTTGCATCTCTCGCATCCGCAAACGGCACTGAGGAGAAGTTCCGCGCCATCGTCAGCCTGATAGATCAGGCCATGCAGAAGGGCGAGCGGTTGGCCGCGCTGGACATCGCAGGCCGCGCTTTCGGCCCGCAGATCAGTAACGCCCTCAAGGCCGATGCCGGCTACCTGGATGAAATGCTGAAGCGCGCCGACGCGATCAGCAAATCCGAGATCATCTCGCAGGAGGACCTTGGTCGCGCCGTCGAGCTCAAAGAGCGCATGGAAGCAGCCCAGAAGGTGCTTGCCGAGAAGTGGAAGCCTATTCAGGACGATCTCGCCACGCTCGGCACCAACTACGAAGCAAGCTGGGTCAGCATCACCGAGACGCTTGCCCAGGCCGTTGGCTATGCCACCGACCTCTACAAGGCCTTGCATCAGGTGCCGGACTGGTTCGCGAACAACATCGGCGGCGCGTCCATCTGGAAATCCATCACCGACGCCACCACGACACCCGAGAGCCGGAAGGCGGCGGAACAGGCCTACGGCATTTCGAGTGACCCGGCTGAAGTCGGTATGGTCGGAGCCAACGCCAAGCTTGCGGCCGCTCTCCAGAACCACGGCAACGTCACGCGCGCCATGCAGGAGGCCTCAACCGTCCAGGCGGCGGTTCGCGGCGACACGTCCAAGAATCCGGCGAAGGAAGTTGCCGAGACCACCGACCAATACGATCGCGCCATTGAGACGGTGGAGAAGCACACGGCCCGGCTACAGGCCGACACCCAGGCGGTTGGCCTGGGCGCGTCCGCGCTCGAGGAATTCCGGGCCAAGGCCCAACTGCTCACAGCCGCCCAACAGGCCGGCATCCCGATCACTGCGGAAGTCACCGCCAAGATTGACGCCCTGGCGCGCGCGGCGGGGCAGGCCGGCGAACAGCTCGCCAAGGCGAAGGTCGCCAACGATATTGGCTTCAACCGGCAGACGGCTTTCATGTCGCCGGAAGATGTGCAGATCGCCGAACAGCTTCGGGGCGTCTACGGCAACGACGTGCCCCGTGCGCTCAACAGCAGCGAGGCGGCTGCCATCCGGCTCAACAACGCCCTTAAGGGCACTGCGGACGCCTTCAGCAACTCCCTGAATAGCCCGCTGCTCGACTTCGAGACCGGCGCCAAGAGCGCGGGGGACGCCATGAAGGACTTCGAGCGGCAATTCGTTCGCTCGCTGTTGCAGATGGCGAACCAGGCCTTGATCATCAAACCGCTGCTCTCCGGCATCGGTAGCGTGTTCGGCCTGGGCTCTGGATCAGCGCCCGTCATGTCGTCCGGCCTTGGCGCCGGCACTGGCGGTTTGAGCTTCCCGATGTTCGCCAATGGTGGCGAGGTCTCCGGCCCAGGCGGTCCACGCGACGACCGGGTTCTGGCCCGCTTGTCGCCGGGCGAATTCGTCGTGAACGCCGCCAGCACTGCCAAGCACCGAGCGACCCTTGAGGCGATCAATCGTGGCGTGCCCAGGTTCGCCGATGGCGGCTTGGTCGGCGGCGGCTCGCCGGCCGTGCCCATGATCTCCGCCAGCCATACGACCGTCTCACCGTCGATTACCGTCAACATGTCGGGCAATCCCGGGAGCTCGCCGGCAGAGAATCAGCGCATTGCCGAGAACCTCGCTCAGATGGTCCACCACCATGTCAATGACGCGATCGGCCAGCAACTTCGGACGCAGACCCGGCCCGGCGGAATTCTGTTCCGCCGATGACGAAACCAAGCGTTACCCGGCGAGCGAACGCTATATCTCGTCATTGACCCCCTATCTCGAAATGCGAAAGCCACCCGGCGGCGGACCGGATGGCTTTCTGGAGGACCCGAACGTGCCGTTGCTTAAGAGAACGTCCGAGCAAGAACACTATAGCGCGGTAAGCGCCATTCCTCAGGATAACCGGCCCCAAAACCGGTCGAAAAAGGTCCCGCAACGGGTCCGGCAGTCGACCTTCAAAGACAAGAAAATCATCGAGAAAATGCGGTCATTCCGCGTTCCGGCTGACGTGCTGGCCGAGGAGACTTCAGTTGCACACCCCACACCCCTTACTTCTCCCTCTCTTCCTCACACTACAGACACCCTCAAGCCCTCCAACGACAACATACCCGTGTGGGCTCTCACTGGTGACGTGGTCAAAGCCGTGGCCGCGACAGCGGCCCTCCAGATCGCGGAGAAGCCCGCCTATGCGTTCACCTTCAATCTGACTCAGAAGGCGCGGGAGAAGGCCTTGAGTCATCCACGCGGCTTCCTGGACTCCCTGAAACGATCCTTTGACAAGCAGCTCACCCGGGCAGGCGTTCGGTTGCCGTATTGGTTCTGCATCGACACCGATCGTGGTGGCCGGCTGCACATTCACGGCGCCTTTGAAGCCGTCATCGAGAAAGACGCCCTCAAGGAAATCATGTCCCGGGCGTGGGGACGCTGGCCGGGTGTGGGCGTCCAATTCCAGTTCAAGGTTGTCCCGCTACGCGATGATGGCTGGGCAACCTATGCCCTTCGTGCGCCCAACCAGCGCCGCGTCGCGAAACGTATCGGCCAGACCTTCACTATGACCCGGCCGCTACAGCGAGACGCCGAATGGACATACGGTGAAATACGCCGAATCATGCGAGGTGAAGTGCTGTAGGTCCGAACAAGGTTTTGGCAAATGAGATGGGTGGCTTTGCTTATAGGTCTGGTGGTCGGTTTCTTGGGCGGTGCCGGAACCATCATATACCTTCAAACGCGAATGACTGGAGGGGAGACAGGCGAGATGGCGATCCTCTTTGACCAGAAGATGTATTACGATAACGATGCATTCGTTGTCGTCTCGGGGACCTTAACCGGCCCGGACTTGGCCTACCCGAATAACACTTACAACGTCTCCTGCTATCAGGAACTCAAGCAGTGCTGGTCTTCCGATGTTGAAGCCATCGGCGACAGGCAAATCGGACGGCTGGGTCCGCCATCCCAATTTGACATTCGATCTTGGACCAAGAACGAGATCGTTGCTGGATATGACGCGCCGTTTGGCTGCTTCAAAACGACCATTACGATTGCCCGAGCTTCTAAGGTTCTCCTTTGGGTAGAGGAACCGGTCAACCAGACGAAGCCATTCTGCAAAGACGCCAAAAACGAGATCAGGAAGATGACGATCGAAGACTCTCCGGGCTGGAAGAAACTCCATAAATCTTGATCTCGCAGGCGTGTAAGTGACGGCTTACACGCAAATTTATTTTCGGTTGCGGTCTCAAGGCCCACAGTGTCAGCGATGACTTACATCGCTGTTTGGTGCTCTTGCCGGCGGCTCCCAAATCGCGCATCTCGATTCCCGTTCATCACCAACAAGGGACTTAGAGATGACCACCGATCTGGGAACGTTCATTCCGACTGCGACCTACAACGATCTCGTCAGGGCGCTCGTAGACATCCAGCACCGCAATCCGTTCAGCGAGGGCAGCACCGCTGCCCGGCTGTGGTTCGAAAATGAGATCAAGGTCGTGCTCGGCTTGACCGGCGACATCTGGCCGCTCGAAATCCGGCAGAGTGCGCGTGCACTGCACAAGAAGTGTTGACTAAGCACAAAGGCTATCAGCGGAGTCATCAGTTGATTTTTCGGCTATCGCGATGCAATCATTGATTGCGTCGTTCAACACTGCATTGGAGGTCGCAATGCCCGTAACTGTCGGTGTTCCCACAAAGCAGCCAGACTACGGCGGAGAAGGCGTGATCGCATTCTCCAAAATTCTCTTCTTAAATCGATACAACGGCACCATCACTATCGACTTCAAAGGCACGCCTGATTTCTTTCCGTTCGCCCGTATTCGAGAGACCCATTCCGACGATAAACAGCTCTTTGTGATGACCATCCCTGGCGGACAGCTAGTCGGTCTCGTTAACGCGACACAATGGGCTACAACGCAACTAAAGGTGAATCCATCAAATTCAATCCTTCTTATTTGCTCAGCAGACTACAACAATGGCGGCGCTGGGATGGATTCTGGAGTTAAAATATCCGGCACCTACTATCCTAACGGAGTTCATCTTCTTCTTGAGTGTGACGACTACGGCGACCCTGGGGATGTCCCGGGTTCTGTTGAATTTCTGAAGAGGTCGGCGTTGCCCACCTTGAGCCGGTAGGCTCGGGGTGCTGATTCCACAAAGGAGAGCAA